GACATCGGCATACGGTCGCGTAATAGGCGCTTTAACGCCTTCAGATGCCCGACCTACGCGACAAGACATGGAGAAGGTGCAAAGGATTGAGGACGACCACAAAGGTCGCCAGAATGCCGCGCATAGCTTATTAACGGCTTATGAGCTAGAGCAGATGAATGCCAAGTCTGCAACCGAGGCAATGCGAAATCCAGTGCCATCTATGGCTGAAGCAATAGAAAGTCTGCAAGCAACGCTAGGCGCTGAAGTCGTAAGGCAATCGCCCGTCTGCAAGCATGGTCACATGATTATGAAATCAGGCATTTCAGACAAAACGGGCAAGGCTTATCAGGGTTATACCTGCCCATCTAAGTCGCGCCAAGATCAATGCCCACCGATATGGCTCAAAGAAGTTGATGGGCAATGGCTAACGCCAGCCGATTATCAAGATTATTTGCAGGAGCGTGGGCGATGAGAAATCTGCGCGATCTTGCACTTGAATTGGCTGCCATCACAGTCATTGCCGACAGTGCCAAAGAAGCTAAGGAGAGGCTGCGTGAAGAATTTGCAGCAGCTTTAGATTTAGTCGGTGCAGACAGTGCCAAAGCAAATCTAGATGGCGAAGACATTGCGAAAGTCTCACTAATTAAGCCAAAGCGCGTTGCAGTCATTAACGATGAGCAGGCATTTGCTCGCTGGGTATCTGCTAACGCACCGACCGAGATAATGCAAAGCGTTCGTGATAGCTATAAGAAGCTATTTCTTGAGTTGCTAGTGCTTGATGAGGCTGGCGCAATACACCCGAATACTGGCGAGCTAATGAACTTTGTCAGCGTAGTTGAGAAATCCAGTTATATCAGCACACGCTTTCAGCCTGAAGGCAAGGCTAAAGTGTTAAACGCTTTAGCAATTAATCGCTTGCCAATGATGATGACTCTAAAGGAGATTAGCAATGAATTATAGGCTAAATGCTGAACAGCAAATGAAAGCCAGTCAAGTAGGACAAATCAGAGCGCAACGCTACTTCCCACAATTCGCCGAAGAATATAATCGCAAAGAAGACAATCCTGGGGATTGGAAGCGCATGAAAGGCAACTTCTTTGAATTCTGCCAAGTGCAGATGGAATCAATAGCTGCTGAGATGGTAGTGGGCGAATATCTAGGGCTGGATTATGGCGATTTAGGTGATGAGCGATTCAAGGCAAAAGCCGATGTCGGTGCAAATATCGAGGTCAAATGGACACGATACGCCGAAGGCTCGCTAATTGTAGTGCCACGCGATAGATCGTCAGACATAGCAATTCTGGTCACTGGCTCATGCCCTAGCTACACAATTCAAGGTTGGATTCCAATAAGCATAGCTAAATCCGACCGCTATAAATCAAGCCGTGATTCGAGCTGGTGGGTCGGTCAAATACACCTGCGCCCGATAGAGACATTTAAGAAATCATCTTATGCTGAAGCTTCTCTGTCGAATCTGTAAAGAAGAGCGCGAGCACAGCATCGTGCGCGACTTTCAAGATCGTATGCCTGCTGAATTAGTAGTAGCAGAATGTCATGGCTGTGGTGTCATAGGTGTTGCAGAGCTACCACAATTTAAGCCATGAGCGACTTTAGTAGGCAATGGCTTGAAGCTTTAGCCCTTGACATTGAGCAAATTTATTTAATTGGTCAAGGCTCAGAGTTATCCACAGATGTGGAGAGAATAGTGGAATTCATAAGACAGTGGAGAAAGTAGATGTCTAAATTGTCCAGACTCTCCCAATCTTACACGCTCATGCTTGACAGGCTCGCTATGCTCCGAGGGCTTGCGCGAGCCGCTTCGCGTGTTAGCTCGCTTAGCAAACGCATCGGGGGGCTCTCTATGCTCTTAGCCTTTGCGGCTCTCGCACTTATATCCACACCAGCTAATGCAAATGCAAATCATCACATGAATCTAAAACTATTTGCACATAATCAGATAGATGATTGGAATGAATTTGTGTGCTTTGTAGAGCTTATCCATAGAGAATCATCATGGAGATACTGGGCAAAGAATGGATCGCACTATGGACTAGGACAGATGCGATCTACTTGGTATAGAGACCTAACACCAAGACAACAGATTATAGCTACACTTAAATATATCGATGCAAGATACGAGGGGCAGATATGTGATGGGGCATTAGCATCATCATATAAGAGGGGTTGGTATTGATGTCATCATCACTGCGTAAGACAGGTAGCACATCACAGTGGCGCAAGATTAGACAGATGGTATTCAAGAGAGATGGTCGCTACTGCTCTGCCTGCCTAGCTGAAGACAACTTAACGATTGATCATATAGTTGAACGATCTAAAGGTGGCACAGATCATTTAGATAACCTGCGTGTATTGTGCAATAATTGCAATATAGGAAGAAATAAAGCACATAGGGGCTTTTTTATTAATGATAGGACACCACCGACCCCGCTTGGTTTAATTTCACCACGAAATCGAACAGACCAAGCCAGTTCAAGCCAAGCTCAGACTGAATCGGTATCACATGGCTGATCTCCGCTTGATTCAGGGCGCATCGGGATTAGGCGGTGTGGAACTTGGCTACATGAAGCCAAGAATTCAATCTAAAGTGCCTAATCTGCGCTCAAGAGGCTGGGAATTGATTGATTTTAGCGCTCAGTGTGGTCTAGAGCTTATGGGCTGGCAAAAATATCTTGCAGTGCAGGCAATGAGAGTCAAGCGTGATGGCAGATTCCACTTCCCACTGATCTGCGCCGTGGTAGCAAGGCAGAATGGTAAGAGCACATTAATGATTTCTAGGATTCTTTGGGGTCTATTTGTCCAGCGTGATTCACTTCAAATCGGCTCAGCTCATAGGCTTACGACATCGCTAGAGACCTTCAGGCACTTAGTCAATATCATCGAAGGCAATGATGAGCTTGCTAAACAGGTCAAGAAGATTCGCTGGGCGCATGGATCGGAAGAAGTAGAGACTATTCATGGCTCGCGTTATATGGTCAAGGCTGCCAATAGTGCCGCGCGCGGTATATCTAAGCCAGAGACGGTCTTCATGGACGAGCTAAGAGAGCACAAAGACCTTGATGCATGGTCATCTATGAAATACACAATGATGGCGGCTAAGAATCCGCAAGTCTGGACTCTATCAAATGCAGGTGACAGCCATTCAGTGATTCTTAATCAATTGCGAGAGCGCGGCTTGCAGGCATCGGCAGGATCAGGCACAGATGACATCGGCTACTTTGAATGGAGCGCACCGACCGATGACATACACAATCTAGAGAATTGGAAGCATGCAAATCCGTCACTGGGTCGCACTATTCACATCGACAACATTGCATCGGCGACACACGATGCGCCAGATGTCTTTCGCACCGAGGTTTTGTGTAGGTGGGTCGATTCAATCAATCCTGCAATCCCTACGCAAGAATGGGCAGATTGCGAAGATACATCGTTGAAGCTGGACGAAGGCAAGACCACATGGCTAGGGATAGACCTTAGCCCTGATCGCCGTCATGGAGCTCTGGTTGCAGCTCAAAGAATTGACGATGAAAGGTTCTTTGTCCAGCTTCTCCACACTTGGCACAATCCTGTCTCGCTAGACGATAAGACCATTGCCAATGACATTGCGCCTTATGCTAGGCGCTTTACAGGGCTGGAATCAGTGGTCTATTCCAAGCGCACGGCTTCGGCTGTGGCAATGCGCCTATCTCCAGCAGGTATTGCAACGACAGACATTGACGGCGTTGAATATGCGATGAGCTGTGATCAATTGCTCTCGGCTGTGGTCTCAAATCGCTTGCGCCATAAGGGTCAGCCAGAATTTACCAAGCAAATTCTTTCAGCTTCAAAATTGCCTTATGGCGATGGCGCATGGGTCATAGGTCGGCGAGCTTCGAAGGTCGCAGTCTGTGCCACAGTCGCAGCAGCTCTAGTGACACACTTTGCGACACGCCAAGAGACGGAAGTTGATATCTTGATTGGTTAGGCATATAAGAGCGCGACAATTTGGACATGGGATTGCGTGAATTTGTATTAGGAGCGCCTAAGGCGCTACCTGCGCCAGTCACGGCAGCCGAATATCTGCCGATGAATTCATTTGATGCATTTGCATCATATTTTGCAACATCTACCACAGCACTTAGAGAAGAAGCTATGGCTGTGCCAACATTAGCTCGCGCTCGCAACATTATTTGCAGCACAGTTGCCAGCACTTATATTGATGTGTGGCAGAAATCAACAGAGACAAGAATTGAGCCACCAAGAGTTATCAATCAACCTGATCCAAGAGTGCCAGGAGCAAATGTCTGGAGCTGGATTGCCGAGGATATTATCTTCTACGGCTACGCATATTTAAGAGTCATAGATAGATACGCTGAAGATGGGCGCGTTAGAGCTGCCGAAAGAATTGCACCAACTCGCGTGACGGTTAAGACAAATGCGCGCAGCACAGAGATAACAGGCTATGCAATTGACGGAATGGCAGTGCGTAATGAAGACATTAAAGTATTTATGGGCATGGACGAGGGATTGCTAAATCGTGCAGGCCAAACAATTAAGGCAGGCGCTTGGCTAGAGCGCACGGCATTAAATTACGCTAGAGAGCCAGCGCCACTTACAGTTATGAAGACAAATGGCACAGCGATGCCAGCAGATCGCATTCGCACACTTTTAGATTCTTGGAGCAGAGCGCGCAAAGAGCGAGCCACTGCATTCTTAAATGCCGATGTGGTATTGGAGAAATTGGGCTTCAACCCATCTGAAATGCAGATGAATGAAGCCAGACAATACATAGCCCTAGAGCTTTGTAGAGCAATAGGCATTCCAGCATGGTTCGCGTCTTCTGATCCGATGTCAAACACTTATAGCAACGCAATCAATCAGAGGCGCGACCTAATTGATTACAGCCTAAAGCCAGTCATGACAATTATTGAGCAAAGATTAAGCATGAGCGACTTCCTGCCTGCTGGACAATATGCGCGCTTTAACTTTGGCGAATTCTTGCGTGGCAATCCACTAGAACGCGCGCAGGTTTATCAAATTCTTGCAGGCATTGGCGCAATTACACCTGAAGAAATCCGAAGAGAAGAGGACATGATCCGATGAAGATACAAGTGCCGCTAAAGATTACGGCAGCCGACACAAATGCTCGCACTATATCTGGGCGCATCGTGACATTCGATGAAATCGCAGTGACTAGCGCAGGTCGCACTATATTCAAGGCTGGCTCTATTCCAATCAAATCAGTCAAGCTTAATTTAGAGCATGACCGCACTAGACCTATTGGCATGACTTTATCAATGGACGAAGTTGAAGAAGACGGCAAATATGTGGGCATAGATGCAACATTTAAGATTGCAAATACCACAGCAGGCACAGATGCACTTGAAGAAGCAATGTCTGGCTTGCGTGATGGCTTCTCAGTAGGCGTTGCAGTTGATGATTATGAGACAGTAGATGGCGCAATGGTAATTAGTAAAAGTGAGCTAGTTGAAGTCAGCCTAGTGACAGAGCCAGCAGTGCGATCAGCGCGTGTCACAGATGTAGCAGCCAGCGATGAAGAAGACAAAAAAGATTCTGAAGCCAAAGAGGTTTCAGATGTATTAACCCCGACCGAAGGAGAACAAGTGGAAGACACTACCGTTCAAAACGCTCCTGCCGTTGAAGAAACGGTGGAAGCTTCTTTGCAGGTGCAAGCAAATGCTCGCCCTGCGTTCTACACAAAGCCACGCATTGAGGTCACACCAGCGAAATATCTGGAGAACTCAATTCGCGCAACACTTGGCGATGACAATGCGCGCCAATACATCACGGCAGCAGATAACACCACCGACAACGCTGGTCTTATTCCTACACGCCAATTGACCGAGGTTATTAACGGTCTTTCAACATTAGTGCGCCCATCAATTGATGCAATCTCTCGCGGTGTCTTGCCAGATGCAGGCATGAGCTTTGAGATTCCAAAGATTACAGTTGCGCCAACTGTTGCAATTACAGCCGAAGAAGCTGCACCATCTGAGACAGATCAGAATTCTGCATTTGTCACTGTCAATGTTCAAAAATATGCTGGACAACAGACATTCAGTTTAGAGCTTCTTGACAGATCGTCACCATTATTCTTTGAAGAATTAATCAAGAACATGGCTGCTGCATACGCTAAAGCAACAGATGCAAAGGTAAATCTTGCAGTGTATCAAGGTGCAACTGGCGATGCGACTACTACCGTCACATATCCAACTGCTGCTGAACTTCTTGGCATTGTCGCTCGCGGCGCTGCTTCGGTTTATGCAAACACACAAAGATTTGCAAAGTCAATGATTGTCAATACTGCACAGTGGGCAAATATCATGACACTTAATGACAGTGGTCGACCAATTTACAATGCAGCACAGCCACAGAATGCTGGCGGTGTAGTTCGCCCTGATTCAATTCGCGGCAATGTTGCAGGTCTTGACCTATTTGTCACAGCAAACACTGCTCAAGGCACTGACACAGATGGATCAATTCTTATTGTTGATCCTGAAGCCTACACATGGTATGAATCACCAACTGTCAAGCTTCAGACAAACCTAATTAGCACAGGTCAAATTCAGTGCATGTATTATGGTTATGGCGCAATTGCAACAAAGATTGCAGCAGGATCGTTCCACAATAACAAGGCGTAATAGCCACCTAGTCATGGGCTGATTCGCTCCTGAGTCAGCCCAGCAGAATCGAAAGGATCAGAGCTAATGCCAGCAATTATTAGTGCAACGCAACTTCGCAATGTGCTTGGCGTTAGCTCTGCTCTTTATAATGATGCTTATCTAGATCAAGTTATTGACAGCGCGGAAGACATAATCTTGCCGATGCTGGTGCAAAATAGTTCAAAGGTTGCTTATGTAAGCTTGAGCAATAATGTCGCTTATTACTTTACCGTGCGCCCACACGGCTTTACCACAGGGCAAAGCGTGGTCATTTCAGGATTGCCAGCGATATTTAATGGCACAAAGACCGTCACAAATGATTATAGATTTATAGGCGATTACTCGCCGCAATATGGTTATCCATATCCATTCTTACCTGCTGGATTTAACAGCACTTATGTTGGTCAAGTATTCTCAGCCGCCGTCACGAATGCAGATGTCGAGCTTCAGCCAAGCATTCCGCAAGGCACGGCTTATCTATCAGGCTATAACGCGGCTGCCTTATACGCTTCCACGCCAGCCGTTGAGTCTGCCGTCTATGTAGTTAGCACAGAGATATTTCAATCCCGACTCTCGATAGGCGGTCAGCTTGAGGGCGTTGATTTCACACCTACGCCATTCCGTCTCGGCAGATCGTTGCTATCGAGAGTCCAAGCTTTGCTCGCGCCTTATGTCGATGTAGAAACGATGTGTCAATAATGCCAGCCAATTCCATTCAAGTAGATGTGCGCGATGCGCTTAAGACTGCATTTACTAACTTAGCTGCATCAACTTACAACAGTGTGCCAGAGTCAGTCATAAGCCCTGCGATTGTCTTAGTTCCAGGATCGCCATACTTTGAGCCACAATTACTTGGCAAAGCTAATGTCAAAATTAAAATTAATATAGTGGCAACAGCTATCGTGTCATATAACAGCAACCCAGCTTCTCTTGACAATATCGAGAAGCTAATCATTAGCATTCTGGCGGCTTTGCCTGCTGGATACATCGTGGGCGTGGTAGAGCGCCCATTGGTGACACAAATCGGGGCAGCTCAATACTTGACTGCCGACATCAACATATCTACCTATTACACACAAACCTAAGGAGCAACAATGGCAACGACCGTCATCACGGGGCGCGATCTAGTCTTGACGATCGCTACCAAGAACTATGATGAGCAAGCTTTATCAGCAACGCTCAGCAATGATCCAACGATTGAGACTTATCAAACTCTTTATCAGAAAGCCTACAAACACATTGACGATCAATGGGGCTTTGAGATGGAGATGCTTGCAGACTGGGGCGCAGCAGATTCGCTATGTGAGGCACTTTGGAATGCAACAGAAAGCGCGCCAAATACCACTTTGGCAGTGTCATTGACGGCTGTGACAGGCGCAGTCTTTACATTCAATGTGATGCCAGCATTCCCAAGCGTAGGCGGCACTTCGCCAGATGCACAGACTGTCACATTCTCGTTCGTAGTAGTTGGCACACCTTCAGAGTCATTCACCTAAGATTAGGAGATCAGGAGCATGAAACTAGGACTTACAATCACATATAGCTCAGGCGATACAGTGACGGCAACGGTGCTGCCGCCTGAATGGGTTAAATGGGAGACAAAGACAGGGCGCAAGATTACAGACATCAAGGGTGACGACTTGCTGGGAATGTCTGACCTTGCGTTCTTGGCTTATGCAGCTCTTAAGCGAGAAGCTGCTGGCTCACCATTAAAGCCTTATGAGGCATGGCTAGAGACAGTCGCAGAGATTGATCCTAATGAGCTAAGCCCAAAAGTCACGCCAGTGGCTCAGTCGGACGGCTAGTTGTCGAATTAGCAATCGCCACTGGTATCCCGATGTCCGAATGGTCATCGGCTGAAGACATTTTGACGGCTGTGGAAGTATTGGAGAAGCGCAATGGCAAGTGATCCAATCAGCTATGACAAACGCGAGCTCGGCGCAATCAAGCGCGCTTTCAAAGCTATGGACGAACAGGCGCTTGCCGAAGCTAAAGAGAAATCAAGTGCTTTGGCTGATTTCTTACGCGGCAAGATTATCTCTGCATCGGCTGGAAGAAGTAAAGCTGGCACAGCAGCTAGGCGCATTGCCGAAGGCTCTAAAGTAAGCAAATCATCAAAGCTCGGCGAATTGTCATTTGGCTACGCATCACAGCGATTCTCAGGCGGTGCAACTACTCAACAGCTTTGGGGCGGTATGGAATTCGGATCAAAAAAGTTTAAGCAATTCCCAACTTGGAATCCGCAAGGCTATTTTATTTATCCAACGCTTAGGGCAAATCAGAATGAATTGGTGAGACAATGGGAGATGTCATTCTCAGAGATAGTTAAGAGGTTCGATTAATGGCTGGCTCAAGAACACTCAAGCTGTCTATTCTTGCCGATGTTGATGATCTACGCAAGAAATTAGGTGACGGCAGCAAAGAAGTCGAAGGCTTTGGCGGCAAGGTTGCAGATTTTAGCAAGAAGGCAGCAGCAGCATTTGCGGTCGCAGCAGTAGCAGCAGCAGCTTATGCAAGCAAGCTATTAATTGACGGTGTTAAGGCTGCAATTGAAGATGAGAAAGCACAGACAGCTTTAGCCACTAGCTTGCGAAATGTTGCAGGTGCAAATGATGCTGTGGTTGCAGGTGTTGAGAAATACATAACAAAGACGGCGCTGGCAGTAGGTGTCACCGATGATCAATTGAGACCAAGCTTTGACCGATTAGTAAGAAGCACAAAGAGCGTTGAAGAAGCGCAGAAATTGCAGGCACTTGCTTTAGATATATCAGCAGGCAGTGGCAAATCTTTAGAGGCAGTCAGCGCAGCTTTAGGTCGCGCTTATGACGGCAATGTGACTTCACTTGGCAGATTAGGTGTTGGCTTATCAGCAGCCGAATTGAAATCGATGACATTTGATGAGGCAGCTAAAGCATTAGCAACAACTTTTGGCGGTCAAGCAACAGAGCAGGCAGAGACATTTGCAGGCAAGATGGAGCGCCTAAGCATTGCTGTCGATGAAGGCAAGGAGACTGTTGGCGCATTTGTGCTTGATGCAATCACGCCGCTTATTTCTAACTTTGTTGAGAAGGGCATTCCAGCAATTGCTGCATTTGCAGATGAAATTGGACCAAAATTAACGCCAATTATTCAGACAATTGTGTCGGTGTTTAGAGATTTCTTGATTCCTACATTCCAAAAATGGTGGAGTTTAGTTAGCGAGAATATAGTGCCAGCAATAACTGCTGTGGTAGTTCCAGTGTTTAATGGGTTGAAGATTGCATTTGACACAATCAAAAATGCTGTAATGGCTAACAGAGACGAATTTGCAAAGCTTGAGCCAGTCTTTCGGGCAGTGTGGAAATTTGTAAAAGACAATCTCGCACCAGTATTAGGCGGCGTATTAAAGGCGGCGCTTGTCGCTATTGGTAGCGTTATAGGCACATTAGTAAGCGGCTTTGGCAAGCTTGCAGGATTCATTGGCGATGCTTTTGAGCAGTTAAGCAAATTTATCAATTTGATTAAATCTAATCCTATTGTGAAAGGCATAAGTAATGTGGTCGGCGGTCTATTTGGCGGTGGCAAGGCAGCAGGCGGCCCAGTAAAGGCAGGCACTTCTTATGTGGTAGGCGAGCGCGGCGCTGAGATGTTCGTGCCAAAAACCGATGGCGTAATAATTCCGAATGACAAAATGGGCGGCGGTGGCGTAGTCAATAACTTCAACATCAATGTATCTGGCGCTTTAGATCAAGAAGGTGTCGCTCGGCAGATAGTTGATCTCCTAAATAACAGCTTCTATCGAGGCACGGTTGGAGCTGGTGGGCTGGTCACTACATGACCGCATATACACCTGAATGGAAGGTGTTGATTAATAGCGTTGAGTTCCAGAATATAACTCTGGCTAATCTGACGATTACATCTGGGCGCACAAATATTTATGAGCAGGCAGTGGCAGGCTATTGCAATCTGAGCCTAATAAAGCTTGATAATACGGTGACCACACTTGACATCAATGACGGCGTGACGGTCGAGCTGCGCGACACTTCAGGCGTTTATGTGCCTATCTTTGGCGGCTCGATAGCTGAGTATTCGACAGAATTGACATCTGTCGGCACGGTGACATCGGTTGAGACGATTAACATTCTGGCACTTGGCGCGCTGTCTAGGCTCCCACGATCTCTGACAAATGGTGTCTTAAGCAAAGACTTTGACGGTAATCAGATTTATACCATTCTGGAGCAGGTCTTATTCGGTCGCTGGAATCAAGTGCCTGCCGCGCTTACATGGGCAACCTATGAGCCTACTGAGCAATGGCAAGATGCCTTGAATACAGGGCTGGGCGAAATAGATAGACCCGGAGATTATGAACTGACTGGCAGATCATCAAGTGTCACAGATGTTTATTCTTTGGTAGCAGCTTTAGCAACTTCAGGTCTTGGATATATTTACGAAGATGCAGCAGGTCGGATTGGCTACGCCGACAGCACACATCGCAGCCAATATCTTGCTGTCAATGGTTATGTTGATCTTGCTGCTAATACCGATGCACTTGCTAAGGGCTTAAAGACTGCTGTGCGCGGTGGAGATGTTCGCAATCAAATAACAATTACCTATAAGAATGGGCAGACCGTCACTGACTCTGAAGCTGACTCGATTATTGCCTATGGGGCGCTGGCGCAGAATATAAGCACCAGCTTAGAGAAGACCGCCGATGCGACTAGCCAAGCTGAATTCTATTTGGAGCTGCGAGCCTATCCGCAAGCCATATTTGACACAATTAGCTTTAATTTATCAAATGACTTAATGGGCAATGCTGACCGTGATGATCTAATCAATGTCTTCATGGGCATGCCTGTCAATATCACAGGGCTGCCACAGAATATGGGCTCAAACTTTCAGGGCTTTGTCGAGGGCTGGACTTGGACAGCAGGCATCAAGTCAGTGACTTTGAAGATTAATGTCACGCCGATTGGCTATTCTTTGCAGGCATTTAGATGGAATTCTGTGCCTGTCGGCGAGTCTTGGAATACGATTTCGCCTACACTTGAGTGGTATGAAGCCACAGTGGTGGCATAGGGGGATAGATGGCAACGACAACACCTAACTTCGGTTGGTCAGTGCCGACCAGCACAGATTTGGTTAAAGATGGCGCAACAGCCATTGAGACACTTGGCGATTCAATAGATGCATCAATGGGTGATCTATTAGGCGGCACATCTGGTCAAATGTTAGTTAAAAATTCAAATACCAACATGGATTTTATATGGCAGACACCGAATGTCGGCGACATAACTGAAGTGCAAGCTGGCACTGGAATTTCAGTAGCGAGCGGCACTGGGCCGATTCCAGTGATTACAAATACAGCAACAACGACAATTGATGCTGAGGGCGATCTATTAGTTGGCGATGCCGCCGATGCTTTGCAAAGATTGGCAATTGGATCAAATACGCATGTGCTGACGGTAGATACTAGCGTTGATGGCAAAATTAAATGGGCTGCACCTTCTGGTGGTTTAACACTTATTACTAGACAAACTGTGTCAAACGCTGCCGATACTGGCTCAAGTTTTGCAAGCGTATTTACTTCTACTTATGATACTTATTTAGTTATTATTGAGGGCGGTGGTTCTAGCTTAAATATGCTACATATGCAATTAAAAAATGCTGGCGGTAATGTGACCTCATCAGATTATTATGGCAACTCTGCTTATGCCCTTTACAACGCATCATCTTTTAGCTTCAACAATACTAACGCGGCAGCAGCTTATAATCTTTTAGGAGCTACTAGCGCAGATACTAGAGCTACTATCTGGATTAACGGCGTAGGAAATGCAAGCGAAAGAGCTACTTGGTCAGGCAACGGCTTTGAGGGCAACAATAACCGAATTTATACTTTTGCAGGTGAAATAACTATAAGTGATACTTTCACAGGCTTAAACTTTAAGATGGCATCTGGCAATATAACCCTAACCGCAGCAATATACGGATTGGCTAAATAATGATAAACACAGTTGAAGAAATAATAGATGTAAATGAAACAGCCGCACAAATTAAAGCGAGGTTAAAGTCTGAATTCCCTAGCCTAAGAACAGGCAACGAGGAAGCAGGATACACAGAGCTAAGCGATGAAGCCTATGATGCAAAAATTGAAGAGTGGGTTGTGGCGCACCTTGCTAAAATTGAAAATAAAAAAGCAGAAATAGTAAAGGCAGAGGCGAAGGCAACCGCCGAAGCAAAGCTGGAAGCATTGGGTCTGACACTTCAAGATTTGGCAGCTCTAGGACTTTGACATATATTGACGGCACAGCTCAGCGCCTATGCGAAATAGCATTAGGCGAAATCGGCTACATCGAAACGCCTGACAATATAACAAAATATGGCGAACACACGAAAGCCAATGGATTGCCGTGGTGTGGCAGCTTTGTCAATTGGTGCGCGCATCATGCAGGTGTGAAGCTGCCATCAATGGTCAGCACTGCAATGGGCGCACAAAGAATGAAAGATGTGGCGCGCTGGCATACAGAGAAGCCACAGGCAGGCGATTTAGCATTCTTCGACTTCCC